CCGCTCCGGAGCTGATACTAGCGCCGCTGATCCTGTTTACGGTTATGTAGATCTTACTGATAAGATTCATTTTAGTACAGAAATTACAGATTACGCTTCAAAGGAAGAGCATCTTAAATTCTATTCTCTTACAGACGGTGAAGAGATTGTTGAGTGTAAGTATTTTACAAACGCTCTAAGATCTCGCTGCAGACATACAAAGCAGAAAGATACAGGTACTGCTTATATTCGTATTGTAACTAAGGGATGTGAAGTTAACCCTGTCTCACTTTTTAAGCAAGTTGTTTCCTTGAGAGAGGTTAATGAGTTTCATGAATTCTGTGCTGAGAAGCTCTATACAAGTATTATGAGTTATCCCGCTGTAATTGATTGTGCTGTAACCCTTCTTTACGCCCGTCGTGGTTCTCTTGATATTAATCCTACAAGGGCAAGTAGAGTAGAGCTTTTACCGTCCGCTCTTATTAATCATACACTTTATACAAAAAAGGCAATGGGTCAGTAAGTTTGATCTTGAATAATTTTAAAACAATATATAATATATAGTCTATGAGTGAAACCCAAAACAAAATCGTCGTATTCTTCGACTCCGTTGGTAGAACTATTCTTGGCGAGCGTGTAGACGCTAGTACAAGCGATAAAGTTCTTTCAATCAAGAACCCTGCTGTTGTGCATATCATGCCTAACCAGCAGACAGGTCAGCTTCAGCTTCAGATTCTTCCTCTGTTTTTCAGAGAGTTTCTTGCCGATAAGACCGAGCCTACTGTTTGGAACTATAACCGCAGCCTTATTACTGAGGCCCAGGATGTAGCTTTTGACTTTAAGCTCCAGGCTCAGTATCAGCAGATCTTCAATCCGAGCCCGATTATCACCCCTAATAATACCGGAGGTGACGTTGTTCGTCTTTTTGACGAGGAATAATTTGACTTAATAGAAGTAGCATCTAATATACAGATATGGCTAAAAACGAACTCTCTCATTTAAAAGATATTTTTAAATCGGTCGATGACTTAAACCCAGACGCTGCAGTATTAGATGCTGCTACTCTATCTACAGCAGATGATTGGATTGATACAGGATCATATGCTTTAAACGCAATTATTTCAGGTTCCATGTATAAGGGAATACCTGGAGGTCGTATTACAGGTTTTGCTGGTCCTTCAATGGCCGGTAAAACACTTATTATGAATAAGATCATGGCTAACGCTCAGAAGAAAGGTTATATACCTGTTATTTGGGATTCTGAGGTAGCTGTAGATAAGAAGAGTGCTGAGGGTGCAGGTATGGATACGTCACGTGTTAAGTACTACCCGGTTGAGACAATTGAAGATTGTCGTAATCAAATGTGTGCGTTTCTTGATAATGTTATCAAGGCTGATAACCCTGATCTTAAATTTATTATTGCTATCGATTCACTTGGTAATTTAGCTAGTGCTAAAGAAATTAAAGATACAGCAGCTGGTAAAGATGCAGCTGATGTAGGACAGCGCGCTAAGGCAATTAAATCTATGATGCGTACTCTTACCTATAAGGCTGCTAAGGCTAAGGTACCTGTCTTATTTAGTAATCACGTTTATGAAGGAATGGAAATGTTTCCTACGCTTGTTAAATCTCAGAGTGGTGGTAAGGGGCCGATTTATCTTGCTTCTGTTCTTGTACAACTTAGTACGAAGAATGAGAAAAGCAGTGACAATCCTAATGAACAATCTGTGGCTATTTCTCACAATATTTCAGGTGTTACATTAGGAGCAATGACAGTAAAGAATCGTTTTGTACCTTCTTATCTCAAGACTGAACTTTACTTAAACTTTAAGTCAGGTCTTGATAAGCATGCCGGTCTTTTTGAAATTGCTGAGGCGTTTAAGGTTATTGAAAAACCAGGACGTACAGTAATGTATAAAGGGGAAAGTCTCGGATATAGAAAAGATCTTGAAAAAGATCCTAAATTCTGGGAAAAGATCATGCCAGAGCTAGAGAAGGTTCTTCAAGAACAACTTTGCTATGGTACAGGGGATTCAGTAGATATTGAAGAAGAAGTCGATAATATCGAATAATGTCAACACCAGTAGCTCCGGCTAAGCTTGATCTCGATTATTACGAGAATATTATTCTTTTTAATTCTCTTCTTAGTCAAGAATATCTAGCATCAATTATTGATCATGCCGATCCCTCTTACTTTAATGATAAAAGTATTCAAACAGTATTTAAATGTATTTTGGCGTTCTTTACTGAGCGTGGAGCAGTGCCTTCAGCTACTGAAATTAAGTCCAGACTCTCAACAGAAGAAGAAAGAAAATCATTTAATGAAGTAGTAGCTCGTTTTAAAGAGCTTGATACTAAGTTTAATAAAGAAGAATTACTTAATAATACTGAGAGATTTTTAAAAGAAAGATGTCTTTATAAAACCATTGTTGATACAGCAGAAAAGTATTCTCAAGGTAAAGCTGATCCTGCAGAGATATTAAAAGAGTTTGAAAAAGCTTATAATATCAATCTCAGTGAGGATATGGGTCATTGGTATTTTGAAGAGGTTGATGAACATATCAAAGAACTTACTAAGATCTATAACGCTATCCCTACAGGCTGGAAATTCTTAGATGAAAAGATTGAAGGTGGATTATTTCCTAAATCTCTTTATTGTTTAGTAGGTCAAGTTAATATCGGTAAGAGTATTTTCCTTGGAAATATTGCAGCTAATATGGTTATGAAGAACAGAAATACCCTTCTTATATCATTGGAAATGTCTGAGTTTATGTACGCAAAGCGTATTAGTGCTCAACTTACCCAGATTCCTCATCATAGTCTTAAGCTATATACTGATGAACTTAAAGATCAAGTTAAGCATATTGAACGTCAATTAGAAAGTAAGCTTGTTATTAAGGAATATGCCCCGAAAACAGTTACAGTAAGAAATATAGATGCCTATATTAGTAAACTTGCCCATAAAGGCTTTAAACCAGAAGTAATTGTTATTGATTACATCAATCTTTTAAAACCTGTTTCTAAGAATCTTAATTCGTATGAGTCAGTTAAGGAAATAGCTGAACAGCTAAGAGCTTTAACCTTTAAGTATAACATTCCTATTGTTACAGCCTCCCAGCTTAACCGAGGTGCCTTTAATACAGCGAGTCCGGGTATGGAGGGAATTTCAGAATCTATTGGATTAGCTGCTACTTGTGACGTAATTTGTTCTTTGTGGCAAGAAGATGAAGATAAAGAACTCGGTATTATTAACTTTGGTATGCAAAAGAATAGATTTGGTGCTAATTTTGGTAGTTGCGCTTTTAAGGTTAAATATGAAACTCTAACACTTAACGAAGTTAATACAGATCATTTTACTACCGAAACACCTCAGCAGGCAGTTAGTGATGCACAAAGTACCTTACAAAGTTTATCTGAGCCTTGATAAATGTACTAATATGTAGTAAATAAATCTACATATATGTTTAATGAAAAGGTACTAGATGAATTCTTATCTAAGAATGACCCTTTAAAGCAAATTTGTACAAAAGAGTTTATACTCGGTGTATTTAAATTTGGTTCTTTTTTATCCATTTTACATAATAAAAGATTAAATCCGTCTGCTGTATTTGTTCTTATATTAGAAAGTAAAGAAATAAGAGATTTATTCGTAGATGTTACTCATACTGAAAATGCTAAAGAAGCTTTACTTGGTCTCTTGCAACTTTACCCGCCGCTATTAAAATCTAAGAATACTAAACGACTATTCAAGAAATCAATATCCGGCAAAAAGTGACTGAACTAGAAAAAAGAATTTACAATAAACATTTAGCAGTATCCCGTTCCTTACGTAATAAACCTTTTAAGGTTAAAGAAGATTTTACTAATTTTGAAAACAATACAAAGTATCCTTCTATAAAAAGGCTTTGTATATTTTTTAACAAGTACCCTGAAGTAGATATGGATACATATTTTATGGCACCATATAAGCTATATAATGATACTGATTACTTTGACTTAGCTTATTTTGCATCACCTAGAGCAATTAAAGCTTATACAACCTATAAAAATCAGCTCTTACAAATGTCTCCAGATAAGCAACAAAATGAAGTTAAAGAATCTTTACTTTTTATATCAAAATTTTGTTTAATGAATAAGATTCAACTTTATGAATATCCTATATTTAGATTTAAAGGTATGGCTCCTGAATGGGTATATCATTTGAAAAATAATAAAATAAATCCGTATTCTTTGATGGAATTTCGAGACATTTACAATTATATAAATGAGATGCCCTTTGACGAAAGAGAGTTATTACTTGGAAACTTCGGTAGTAACTATGTAGATTATAAATCTCGTTATAATTCATCAACAACATTAAAACCTTTTCTTTCTGTAGCAGCAGAAAAATTAAAACTTTTTATAGATAAGAGCTTGAACAGTTCAAAATCTTATGTATAATACAAACAACATAAACAACCAACTCAATAATACAAAACTATGACCCTAACTAAAAACCTATTCGCAGAAATTACAGCATCTCTATCTAATAAGAATGAAAATATCTATAAGGATATTTTGAAGTTTGAAGCTAACAAGACATATCTCGTTCGTCTTGTACCTAACATTAACGAACCAAAAAAGTCTATCTACAGCTATAAGCACCACAGCTGGAAGAGTCATTCTAACGGTCAGTTTATTACCTCTCTTTGCCCTAGCACTTACGGGGAGAGCTGCCCTATTGATTCATACGTTATGAAGACGTATAATACCGGTACTGATGAAGAGAAGAAGAAGCTTGGAGAAATCTCTCGTAAGGAAAGCTGGATGGTTAACGCTTATGTTATTTCCGATCCTACGAATCCTGAAAACGAAGGCAAAGTTAAAGTTATTCGTTACGGTAAGGAGCTTGCTAAGATTATTGATAGTGCAATTACTGGAGATGATGCCGCTGAATTTGGTGCAGCTAAAGTATTTGACGTCGCTAACGGTAGCACTCTTCGTATTAAGTGTGAACCTCGTACTGGTAATACAGGTAATCGTATGTCAGTAACTTACTCTTCATCTAAGTTCTTATCTCCTTCTAAGCTTGATATTCCTGAAGAAAAAGTTGTAAGTATTCATAAGGATATTCATGATCTTGCAAAGTTTAACAAGACCAAAACTACAACTGAGCTTCAACAATCCCTTGATCAACACTTCCATTGCATCGAAGATGTTAATACTACAGAAGAGGTTGATGAAGATACTCTCCCGACACCAGTAGCTAAGACTTCGTCTAAGGACGCTGCTGTCGAAGCCATCTTTGAGGGTGTTACTGAGGCCCCTAAGCCTACACCTGCTGTAGATGATACAGATGCAAAACTTAAAGAACTACTTGCTGGACTCTAAAATATTAGCCACTATACTCAAATTTATGCCTAGAATCAAAACTAACGCCGATATCCCCGATATTCAGAATACTGTTGACGGGTTCCCTAAGAAGTACATCCCTAAGGTTGGTACCCGGGATGCAACGCTTCCCGTTAAGATCATCCGTAAGGATGGTTCTGTAAACGAAGGTTCAGGTAAGTTTAGTATGTATACTGATCTTACATCTGAAAATAAAGGTACGAACATGAGTCGTTATCGTATTCTTATTGAAGAGATCGTAGCAAAAGACGGTTATTTTGTTCATGAGGTTATTAAGGATCTTCTTCACGAGTGTAAATCCCGACTTAAGTCTGATAATGCATACGTTAAGATTAAGTTTGATTACTTCCTTAAGCGTCAGGCTCCCGTATCGAAGATTGAGTCTCATATGGATTATCGTGCTAATATGGAAGGACGTCTTGTAGATGGTAAGGAGAGACTTTATCTTACTGTTCACGTTATGTACGCTTCACTCTGCCCTTGCTCTAAGGAAATCAGTGATTACGGAGCTCATAATCAGCGTTCGGTAGCTGACGTTACCGTTGAGATTGATGAGTCAAAGGGTATTATGTGGATTGAGGATATTATCGATATTGTCGAGAAGAGCTCTTCAGCACCAATTATTAACGCTCTTAAGCGTGTTGATGAAGCTTATCAGACTGAGCTTATGTATGAGAATCCGGTTTTTGTTGAGGATATGGTCCGTAAGGTAGCCGTGAAACTCGATAAGGAGCTTGATAACCGTATTAAGGACTACTCAGTT